GGAATCTGGCCGACAGGAGAAGTTGACCTGAAGGCGTATGAAGTCTCAGAAGAACTTAGTCAAAAAATACAACAAGGTATTACAAATAGATTTTCTTATCTAAGTAAAAATATACCTGTTCTCAGGATTTGGCATTTAAACGGTTCAGAAAATAGAAAAAATGAAAAACAGTATCTTTACACGTTTTATGAGTGTAATAATCCTACAACAGTAGAAAAATCACTCTGCGATGCCCAAACGAAAACGTTCTTCAGTTCCTCTTGTGCCGCTAATTTGTTTAGCAGCACTTCCATTCCTCTTGGTTTTGATAAAGAATTCAAAAGGACAGAAAAAGAATACTTGAATGGAGTCACCCATTTTGGTTTAATGGGTAAGTTTGAACATAGAAAGCATACCGCTAGAATTATTCAGGCTTGGTTGAAGAAGTATGGAAACAACCCAAAGTATCAACTCTCTTGTTTGATTAGTAATCCCTTCTACAAGAAAGACGACATGGATAAGACTATCAATAATGTTTTGGGTGGAAAAAGATATTCCAATATTAATTTTTTACCTCATTTAGAAAAGAATTCTGAAGTTAATGAGTTTTTAAATGCAATCGATATTGACCTTACAGGACTGTCTGGAGCAGAAGGCTGGAATCTTCCTGCTTTTAACGCAACTTGCCTCGGCAAATGGAGCATTGTTCTTAATGCCACATCTCATAAAGATTGGGCTACTAAAGATAATTCCATCTTGGTTGAACCTTCGGGTGAAGTAGACTGTTATGATAACGTGTTTTTCAAAAAGGGATCTCCCTTCAATCAAGGAAGTTTCCATGACTGGAAAGAGGAAGATGTTATTAAGGCAATGGAGGAAGCCGAAACAAAAGTGGGACAAATTAACACAGAGGGTCAAAAGTTAGCAGACACTATGACATATTCTGTCACTGTAGATGCTATAATGTCCTATATTATCAATGATTTTGATGTGGCATAGATACTGATAAACAAAATGCATAATGTATAATACTAATAACTACAGAATGACGGATGAAGGCAAGGCTTATATTTTCGAATATGAACTAGCTGGATTTACTAAAAAAGATGTTGAGCTTACAGCTAGAGAACTTAAGCATTGGACTTTACTAAGCGTAAAAGCCGAAAAAGACTCTAAGAATAGATCAACAACATTCAGGATGCCTAATAAAATTTCAATCGAAGAAATTTCATCAGAGATGAAAAACGGACTACTGAAAGTAACCCTCCCAAAAGAAGAGGATAGGTCGCAAATCAACATCAAAGTTAATTAACAAAGAGGGGGGTAGAAATACCCTCCTTTTTTATATATAATAAAACATGCCTTTATATACTTACAGACACCCCGACACAGACGAGCATAAAGACGTTTTTCAGTCTATGAATGAAGAGCATATTTATATAGATGGTTTTGGGGTCGAGTGGAAACGGGTCTATTTTGCCCCCAACGCTTCTATCGACTCCAACATTGATCCGTTTAGCCAAAGACAGTTTACGGACAGCACAGGGGGAAAGAAGGGTACTGTAGGAGATATGCTTGACTATTCAGCAGAAATGAGTCAAAAACGAGCAGAAAAATCTGGAGGATCAGACCCAGTTAAACAAAAATACTTTAACGATTACGCCTCTAAAAGAAATGGTCAGCGGCATATAGCAGAGAAGAAGAAGACTTACGAAAGTAAGAATATTAAAATTGATTATGATTAATTAGTTATTTCATAACTGAATGACAAAGAGTAGGTCATTTGTTGATTCACATTCATCGTATAATTAGAACTTTCAAGCTTTAATCCAGAAAACGAAAATGTGTGGACATAATCTTCTCCAGTATCTGGAATACGTATACCAAAATCGTAACCTGACTCATTTGTAATTAAATCAGCTATATCTCCAGTCTCTAAGCCCGAAACTAAAAATTCTACCGCGACAGAAGAGCTGATTGGATATTGAACCTTTCTGCCGTAAGGATAATCACTACCAAGACCAAATAGATCAACTCTATTGATTGGTATACTGAAAGAGAAAGATTGTAAATGAGTTGACCCAGCAATAGGCGCTCCACCTATCTGTAGATTTTGAAGGACTGGAGTTAATTCTGTAGGGGAACAAAGAGGCGCATCAAACCTATTTATACCTGTGTAATCTCCAAAACCGCTTACGTCTGCATTTTCCAACTGAACCACACCAACACCTTGATTATTACCAGACTGTAGATTAATAGCTGGATTCTCACACTCATCGAAGTTACCCTTTTCCATCCTAACATTAGAACATTTGTAAGATGTAGATACAATCGGCTGAGATCCTACCGAGAAGCCAAGAGAATAATTAGTAAGGAAAGCATTGCCAATAGAAATTATTTCTGTATTGCTATTTAAATCGTTAACTACGGCTACTTTATCACGAATTATGTCCGACTCTTGATTTTGATGGTTTACTATGTAAAAATTTTGATCCTGATTATCATAGTCACTAAAAAAAGCAGACTTGCCACTTATTTGGTCGTTTATCAAACCTAACATGTTTTCGTTCAACATGGCTGGGCTATAATAGTAATTTATATTTAAATCAACATCTGGCATCCTAGTTATATTATTAACAGCTAAACCCTTAGATCCAACCTGCTTTGACTTTTGCCTTTGCTGAGAGAAGCCAACGGATACGCTTTGAACAGTACTCATATAAGCGCCATTCATATCACTCCCAGTTCTATCACCAGTAGTAAATGCTGGTCTTTGGCCAGCAATCACAATTGAATTATTACTCTTTAAAATATCTCTAGCCATTTTAATTTTCTTTTATTACACCTAAAACATCCTCAATAAGAGTTACTTCTAAGTCGTGAGAGTTTTTATATTTCCATGTATGTGACCATTGAGGACAATACATTGCTTTTGGCCTATTATAAATAGACGGGATATCATGCCTAAAGTTTCTGTAGCCTCCTTTATTTTCTAAGAAATGAAGCATAGCCTTTAACTGCTTATCTGTTATACTAGTGAACTTATAACTTACAGGAAATGAAGCATTGTTATCTCTATCTTTTATCCTAAGATGAAAAGAATTTTTAAAAGCCGTCATATGATTTTTTAACTCGACATCGTTCTGAAAACCAATATCAGGCTCAAAAAAGAAATCCTGCGACCATTTAGATGAAGATCCTGTAGGCCCATCTACTTCGTCGTTTGAGGCATCATGGTCTTCTATGCAGTAATAGAAATTATCTAGTTTGTTATTATTAACACCAGAATAAATTATATCATATTTTTCATAACTTTGATCATTCCACTCCTGAAAATCATAATTCAAGAAGTTCATCCCAGACCAATTAAATAAATTTGGAGCCTGATCTACAGAATAAGAAACAGCAACTTCATAATGTTGATTGTTGACATGATTAATCGCATAATTGTCAGATACCCCAGACATAGATTTATAAATCCCGCTATTGTCTATGTTGAATTCAAACATTCTGTTTCCATTATTATCCTCTATAAAAGCTGCTAATTTTTGGGTATTAGCCTCATTTAAATCATACTTAACTTGAAAACTAGCTTCCAAACTATTCATGGAATTCGGTATTCTATTTAAGTAGAAATCATCAGTTTCATAAGAATATTCCCTAGAAGAAAAGGATGCTTTTGACCCATAAACAGGGGTTAGTGCAAGACTTAAATAATCAGTCTCAATTGTAACCCCAGAAATATTTGAGTCCCTGTTGTAAAATAAATCAGAAGCCATGACCAATATAATTTAAATTTAATTTTAAAGAACCATCTGCCGAAGTGCTTAAGCTTTCACCAATTAAAGATGCATTTGGTATATTGAGTGTTTGAATAGAGTTGGAATTCCTGCCATTTATCGCAAATGAAACAGTTTTATTTTCTTTATTATCTAAAAAATTATAACCGCTTTCAAGGAGGGCATCATCTACCTCTATTTGAACTTGAGCAGAATATTCTAGAGGAGGTATAAATTCAACCGCAGAAGAACTTTTCTCTCCAATACTAAAATGCTTTTTCCTTGAAGCGGTTAACGAATAATCAAAACCTATAACTCTATTTGAAGATGAGTTATCACAAGTTATACTTATAGAGCCTTGACTTGGAATGTCTATAGTTGGGTGAGAAATAGATCCAGAAGCGCTTTGACCAGTCCTTAATTCATCAACAATATCAAATTTAACACTCACTCTAGGTACAGAACCCACCGCACAATTAACAGAGTAACTATTTAAATATCCACTCTCAAAACCATAAGACTTGTTATCATAATGAATACTTCCAGACATATGAATATCTCCAGTATAACCAGTAATTGGATCATCGTAAATAAGATATCTGGAAAAAGAAATCTCTTGAGTGATATCTTGGTCATTAGCAGTATAACCCATTGTAGCACCTAAAGGTTTAATAATGGTATGTGAGCTTGAATACGAAATATCAGCGTTTTCAATCCCAGACAGCTCTTGACCAGAAATAAAAACCCTTACTTCATCATTTAATCTTGTATCAAACATTACTTTCTAAGTTGTCCTCCCAATCTTTTTTCATCAACAATAACTTGCTTAACCACCGTCTTGATTTTATCGGCAAGCTCTCTTTGTTGCCTCGATGCCTCACCAGAGTTTTCTTGGTTTTCCTCCCCACTAGATCCATTAATTGTTATATTAATTTCTCCAACTTTACTAGTCTGTTCGGTAGCTCTTATAAGCTCTTCCATTTTAGATATCAACCCTGTTGAACCCGAATCGACAGATGAGCCAGCATTAACATCTTCTAAATTACCAGTACCAATTCTTTGTGTCGCGGCAGAGTTCATGACGAACTCTCCACCTGAAAGCATAGCAGGAACCGTATCAACTCCTCCAGAAGCAGGGATTAAACCTCCTGTAGCCCTATTCAAAGGGCTATCTTCTAGGTAATTACCGTCTTTATCAAAAGGCATCCCGTTTGCGGCATAATCAAAACCTTCCATAGAGTTACCTGCTTTACCTCTAAAAAGCCGAAATGGATTCAACGATTTTAACCCTTTAAGCATACTTGAACCCATACCTGAAAAGATGTTTTTATCATTAGACTTTGATGCAGTTGCGCTTGGCCCAGTAGCGCTAGCGGTCTTTGCATTATATGATTGAAACTTTCCTACTCCAAGAGCTTGGCTAAAATTACCGGTAAATAGATTCTTTAAACCTCCAACATTAGCCATGCTACCATCAGCAATTTGCCCTTGACCACCAAATAAAGACCCTTTTAATCCTGCCATCGTGTTTTCGAAAAAACCGCCACCAGCAGCTTTACTACCTTTGAAAGCTGTTGAAGCGCCCTTCATCATACTACTCATGCCAGCGCTAACAGCAGCACCGATAACAGCTCCTTTAAGTTGATCCATAAGAGCTTCCTTTCTCTCTTCTGCTTCCCTTTTTGCGCGTTCGCGAGCCTCTGTTTCACTAACAGATAGCTGAAAAGCTTGACCTTTGGCAGCTTGATATTGCTCTTGTATTTTATTATTTCTACGCCCAAACATTGTTAACTTTTGCATTCCCGGATCATGCGTTTGAGTGGCGAAAGACATTAAATTAGCCCTACCAGTTATAGCCCCAGCGCCTTGAAAACCGGGCATAGCAATTCCTCCCGAAGCAAAACCTTGAATAGAGCCATTATTAAGAGATGACATGAATCCCATACCATATTTTTTAACAGCTTTTTTATTCATGACAAACTCACCGCCCATAAGCATAGCTGGAACATCATCTTTAGTTCCTGATCCCCCTGTAATCGCACCTCCACTTTGAAAGGGGTTAATCGATTTAAGGAAACCAGTAACCCCAGCAAAAGTACTTTCAAGAAATCCGCTGGGGGCGCTATCGCTGGTGACTTTAGTTCCAAAGTTACCACCTAGCATGTCATTAATTGATTTTTGCATTAAAGCATCACTAATTATAGTCAAGAAGCCAGTAGCAGCCCCTATCAAAGCATCCCCTATATCATCACCCTTCCGAATTGCATCGTTCATTGCGTTAGCCATATTAAAGGCAAACATTGAACTAGCGTCACCCAGTGTTCGTCCTAATCTTGAAGAAGAATCTTCCGCTGTTTCAATATTTTTATAAAACCCTTCGTCAAACCCAGCACCAAAATATCCTTTCTCATCTATTTGAGCTTGCTTAAGCATGTTTGCAGTAGATATTCCTCTTAATTTCAGTTGCTTTTCTATTTCAGCAGTTTGATTTCTGAGTTCAGCAGTTTGATCTTCATAAAGTTGCTTTTCTGCTTCACCCATCTGTGCAATTTCATTCGTCACATCTTTCAAGTCAGTGTAACCCCGAGTCATATTAATTACACCTTGGTCTACATCATTTGCTTCTGCATGTGCTATCAGAATGTCTTTACCTATCTTTACTCTGTCTTGTTCTATTAAAGCCAGTTTTCTTTGGGCTTCAATTTGCTGTTGCATTACATTAAGCCTATCAACTTCAGCAGCCCTACGTAAACTATCAGCCTCCCCAGCTCCAAGTCTAGGGGCTTGTAATTCACGAATAGTATTACGTCTTTGTGTTTCTTCTGGGGTTATTCTGTTGATTTCCGCTTTCTTACTTTGAAGATCAGCTTGCGCCAAAGCGCTCGGGAGACCCGTCTCGTAATTCCTCTTCTTAATAACTCTTTCCAAATCCGAACCTTCACTTAAACTTTTAATAACTTCCAGAAGACCATCTTTATTAGTTATTGCGTCAGTATTTAAAGTAGCTAATAATGAAAGCATTGCGGTTTGCAACTTTTTACTTCCTAACTCTACTGTTGCAAAATCACCACCAAGACCTTGTATAGCCTCCTCAAAACCTTTAACACCTTCAGTACCTGCGTCACTGATGGCTGCGGCAGTAAAGTCATTAAGTATGCCTTCTACTCCTTTTTGGAATTCTTCAGATTCTAATCTTGCCCCAGCGAAAGCGTTACGAATCTTCTCCGCACCGTCCAACGTTATATCGCCCGTTTTTTCTAGAGCCATCTCGTTAATCTCTTTTGAGAAGTCAGCAATCGATTTGTTATTTTTATCCTGTAAAGAATTAAGAGATTTTAATCTAGCTTCTATTTTTTTAATACTTTCTGACCTGCTAATGTCAGAAGAATTGGTATCCTGAGTAGCCTTAAGAAGTTTTTGCTTAAGTTTTGTCTCCTCTGCCGTGTCATCCTTTGTTCTTTTAGTTATTGCTTCTCTTATCTTTGATTCATTATTAATCTTAACAGCTGTATTATAAAAACTTCTTATCCCCTCAACGTCAACAGTAGATTGCTCTTTAATTTCTGCTTCTTGGCCCTTTCTTCCCTCGGCTGTTATTTTATCTGCCAACTCTTTAGCTTTTCCCGGAGTCTGCCCCCTATCTTTTAGTATCTTTTGTATTCTCGCTGAAATCAATTTCCTTAACTGAAGCTCTTCATCTTCATTTAAACCAGTTAGATTGCCAAACCCATCTGCGCGTTTTGCCGTAGTCTTAATGAAAGAATTTTCACTGGTTATCTCAGATTGCCGCTGACGAACACGATCTAATTCAGCTTCTTCATCACTCCCCAGCCCAGATCTGGTTTTTACGATCTGTTCGAATCTTTTAACAGCTAACTCCAGATCACGATACTCAGCACCCGAAGACATACGATCCCTATCGGCCATACCATCTTTGTCACCCATGACGAATCCTGCGCTTTGCGCGAACAAGTTCGCAGCATCTTTATCAATATCCTCAAGCCTAATAGTTTGCATTTCTGATGCATCGGTAACTCGATTAAATACTCTATCGGCAAATGCTGATGTCTCAGCTTTATTTAAAGAGGCTTTTCCATCCGACATAGCAGAATTTTTCAACATTTTTACCATCTCATCAGCTCTGATTCCCGCATCTGAACCTGTCTGAAAAGCCTGTTCTAAAACTGCAACTTTCTTTTCGTCTAAACCTTCGATCTCTAAACCTGCTGCGGTAGCTTTGTCTAAGCCTACAGCCCCCATTCCATCGGCAATGGCACGTTTGATGTATTGATCGTCATTAAGTTTGCTTTTGTTTATGTTCGTTCCAAATCTGTTGGGAAATAGGACTCTGGACAGTGTTTTTGCGAGGACTATAGCCTTGCTTCCCGTTGTAAGGTCTGTCCCATCCTCATTCAGCTTTGGCTCGGGCAGTATAGCATCTTCTATACCTATTGTTATTCGCTCCGTCTTTAATAACTTTTCAAGAGCTTGTGAAGCTTCGGCTCCCCTCTCTTCCTTCTCCTCTTTCCCTAAAATCAAAGCGGCTTTTTCGGCAGCAATACCCAACTTTTTAGTAGCTGCTGCTGCCATTTCAGCGTCTCCAGTAAGCTTATGGGTTACGGTTTTAAATAATTTTAAACCTCCTATAGCTAATCCAGCCATAGCACCTATGGCCCCCATCTTTTGTCCAACCGCACCAAGTGGTCCACTCATCCCTTCAGTAGCAGCTTTTAATCCTTGACCAGCAAAAATAAAACCTGTTGCTGATGCAGCTGCTCCCGAAAGAGCATTCGCAAAAAACCCTATCCCATCTTTAGCTCCATCTGTAGCCGCCGCAACTCCAGTTAACCCAGCTTGAACAGCAAAAACAATACCCAGCATATCTCTACCCTGTTTTTCTTCCCCATCGTCTTTGCCTTTTTTACCGCCTTTGCCTTTAGCTAAATTAGGAATGAACCCTCTAGCAGCAGGAATCGCCCCAGTAGGCTCATCTCGGGTATTAGTCACCGCGAGACCCATTGGGTTTTTCGAGTTGCGGAGTTTGCCGCTTTGATTGATTCTAATTTGGCTCACTGGTAAACCAGCAGCTTTTTCTCTACCAATAGCGTCTTCTAAAGCCCCTTCAGCAAAGTTAGGTATATAACCAGAGGCGGCAGCCGATACGACACCGCCACTTGTAGAAAACGTCTTTCCTGAATTATTTAAAATTGGAAGATCAGACTTTTTTATTATATGTATTCCCTTCCGCGCTGGAGACTTCAATCCAAGCTTAACAGCTAAATCGTGAGACATTTTTTTACCAACTAACTTGGATTGTTGAGCTTTATTATCTTTACCACCTATACCAGCAACTCTATATATTTTCGCAGCAGCTGAAGCTATATTGTCAGGATTATTACGGCCCTTAACTTCACCAAAGGACGGCTTTGTTGTAATTCCATATAAATCTAATAATTTACTTTGGCCCTTCAAGTTCAAGTCAAAATTAGAAGTATCAGTTTGTGACGCATAAGACAAAAATTCTTCATCAGTCAATAAAGTGGCTAACACTAATTCATAAATGCTTCCCGCGAAACCAGCTACTGATCCTTTATTAACTTTAGCTTTTATAGAGCCTTGTTTTACAGGGTTAGGCATTTCGTTGTTACTAAGAATCTTAGCTTCTTTAAGAGCTTTGTTGTAAGAGTAACGTTCTAAATCCTTAATGAATCCGTCAACATCTTTACCTTTATGTGCAGTAGATAATCCATAAACTGGAACCCTAATGGCTTGAGCGCCTTTCTTGTTAGTCGTATTAAATTTGCCATCAGGATGTCTATATGCTATTGAATTTGGGTTTGTGTTACCCTTTTGGCCATGCATCATTACATACTTTCCTTTGGCATTTATTGTTTCTGGTAGATCGGCAAAATTCGGAATATAACCGCTAGCGGCTCTCACTTTCCTAGCGTTAGCAGGAAGACCCATTGAAGAAGCCATGTTCTGATTAAAGATAGCGTCTCCACCATTAGCATAATTAGGAACAATATATTCACTACTATTAGCAACCATTGTCCCCCGCTTACCGCCACCAAATGCAAAGTTGGGGATGATAACGGGTTTCGCAGAAGCGGGTGCGCCACCTACACCTCTAGAGATGTCAGATTTTTCCGCACCAATAGGTAAGAATCCTCCAGCAGCTCTACCAGTTTTATCATTTTTACCAGTTCTTGCCGCTTTAGTACCCCTCATTACTGATGGGGTAATAGTCGCGGCAATACTTTGCATTTGCCTCATAACATTCAACTGAGCATTGTAAGCTCCTGTTAAAGCATCTGCTTGAATTTTTCTTTTTTGCTCTACGGATAAAGAAGAATTCTCTATCCTAAGAATTTCTCTTCTAAGGGTGGAATCATTAAGTAATGCTTGCGCTATTTGACCTTGGAGTACAGCATGTTCTTTAGCCGCTTTATTAATACCGAAAAATGTTTTTAAAGCGTTAAAACCAAAAGCGATAAAATCTTTCCCCAATTTAGCTACAATAGCCAACAACAACAAAAGACCCGGCCCTGTCACAATAGCACTTATACCTTTAACAAGACCCTTGGCTAATTTGGAACCTATTCCATCACCATCTAAAACGCCCGATATTTTTTCTGCTAAACCTCCGAAAAAGTCCACTAGATTTTTGAAGCTATCAGTAACACCTATTTCACCTAGTTTATTAGCGAGTTCTTCAAGACTTACGGAGGTTTTGTTTATTGCCGAGGAGAGAGTTTCATTGAGAGCTTCATTTCTTTTATAAGCTTCATTGGTAGCATTTAAAGATACTTGAGCTTGTTTATTACTAATTACAATCTCTGAATTATAATCTTCTAACAACGAAAGGAATGGAGCTATTTGGAATTTACCAACTAAATTATCTGCCAAGTTAACTTTTGATGACTGACTTAACTTATCAAATACTGGAGCTAAGTTTTCTATAATTTTATTAGCAGATAAAACATCACCTTCCAAATCTCTTACTTGAACGCCTAAATCTTGAAGGCTTCGAAGTTTATCGACATCCTGCAATCTAGTAAAAATAGTCTTTAGTGAGTTACCTATAACAGCACCGCCACGCGCTGTTTTTTGCTGAAGCGCAGATATGATTCCAAGCAGTTCATCAAAAGAAACTCCAGTTGAAATCGCAACTGACCCGGAACGCTTTAAACCTTCAATCAAATCCCTGTCAGATACGGCAGCGCTAGCTGCTGCGGCAGAAATTTTATTTAAGACTTCAGTACTAGTAATCCCAGATGCAGAAAAAGAGTTGATAGCCGCAGTCAATCCAGAAACAGAATCAGCAGCACTTAATCCAGAAAGACGAGAAAGAATTAAAGCATCATTAAGTCTTTTGGTAACCTCTTCAGCTTTCAAACCCTGACGAGATAATTCTAGAGCAGCCTCAGCTACAGAATCAAAACTTGTTTCTGTGTTTCTGGCAACATCAAAAAGAGTTCCTTTCAAAGACTCTAATTGAGCATTACTCTGATTTAGAATACTGTTTATGTTAGCTAAACTTTTTTCAACTTTAATAGTAGTCGAAACCAACTCTTTGAAACCCTTAGTGACAGCAGCGACAACACCCACAGAAGCTCCAAACGCCAAAACACGGGCGTTAGCAGCAGTCATGGATTTCGTAAAATCGTCAGCTCTCCCAGTTAATCTTCCTAAAGGCTGAATAAGACCCTCGACACTCTTGGTCCCCGGCCCCATATTAATCTTAAGATTCTTCCCAGCTTTGTTAGCTGCGTTTTGAATACTCTGCTCTAAACCTGTTTGTGTGACTGGTACTTTGATGGGCATAATCTTGTTCCTTTAGTGTGTATATACACTAATATTACACATCATGACCTGCTAATCTCATCATTTGTTTCATGTCTAGCTTGCCACCAGACTTTTTAATCTCATCACTTAATGACAAGGATGTCTCTCCATCCTCTTTATTAATATACTCCATGTCTTCTTTAGTAGCACCAAAAACAGCAGAAGCGGCTGCATCATCTTTTATTTTAGGTTTATTAGATGAATTACCTCCTTTTTGGTTTTCAGCAAAATCCAATAAAAGTTCAGGATCTTCTCTAATGTTGTCTGGGATATCGTCTACGTATTGAAAAATACTGTGGAAGATTTTAGCATACGTGGCAACTTTAAGCTGATGTGCAGACAATTCCACAACAGACTTGCCATAAAAATCTTTTAAATTTTCACAATTAGATAAGTATAAGCTGAAAAATGGCCTCAATACAGCATGTCTAATATTTTCTTCACTCAGCTTCTCGGATGATTCAGACAATAAAATACTCAATTGTTGCACCTCATAAAACTCAAGCTCATCAAACTCGTCCTCAGAAAATAACTCTTTTTTACATTCCTTATCTTTAAAAACACAAAATCTAAGCATTTCGCTTGAAGCTCTACTTTCAGCATAACTTTCAGCGGTTACACCGACTAATTCTTGTTTTTTAGCTTTTAGCTCATAGAGTTTTTTTGATTTCTCATTAATAGTTTCTTCGAATGATTTTATTTTAGATGGTAGGTATAATGCCTTTTTTGTATTCTTTAAATTTTTAACCTCTTTATTTAGAGAATTAATTTTTAAATCATCTTTCTCTGACCACAATTCATCCTCAATTATCCTTTTATATGCTACATCTCTAGAATCTATACCTTTAGATAAAGCTCTATCTCTATAAAATTCGTAATATTTATGCAAATACCTTTGATCTCTTATGTTGATATGCTTGATGAATATTTTTTCACCTGCAAATTCACTTACAGAATATCCATCAAAAATCTCACCTATTAAAGAGACGTAGTATTCATTATTATAGCTCACCCTTTTCAGACTTCTCAATTATCTCTTCAAATTCTTTTTGAGAAGACGCTTGATTGAAAAACCAAAAAGCTAATACGGTCGATACTTTTTTAATGATTTGATTGTATACTTCGGATTCAGCCTCTTCTTTTTGATAGTAGTCTTCCAACTTTTCATCATAATCTCCACCTTTAAAATACTCATAAGGATTTTCATCATCTTCGGATTGAATGTAAGTAAGGTGTAAAGTGTACCAAAGAAGAAGTTTATTCTGCGCCCTGACATCTGCTGTATGTTCGAAAAGATTTTGAAGTCCAGACTCAACCTCGACAAGCTCTCTTTTGACTTTAACTATTTCAGATTTAACTTTTTCCATTTGTTCCTTCTGCTTGCTTGTCGGCTTTTCAATAGTGTCTAGACGGGTGTATTCATTTTGAAGTTCAAAAATCTTTTTATAAAGATCTCCATATAATTCCAACCCGTCCTCAGAAAATGCGCCTCCAGTATCAGCATATTTCTTCGCCAACATAGCCTTGGTTAAAATGCCTTTTTTGACACAATTACTCACCTCAATAGAATACTGAAGCTCTGCTTCTTCAAGCTGGCGACGAGAAGGTTTTTTGATTTTAACCTCAATAGGGACTTTCTTCTTGACCATCTTCTTCGTGATGGTGACATCCCCAGTTTTCTTGTTGGTGCGCTTAGATTCTTTTTCTATTTCGCGCTCATCATCAACAGTAAATTGATATAATTTTTTAAATTCCATAATCCTTACTTAAATATAAATTCAACTTTGTAATTTTCTAATTCATTTTTCATACTGCGGAGACTTTCATTCCCATAGTCTAAAATTCTCTTTCTAATCCAAGATACTTTATCTTCCGTGAAATGATCAGCAGCATTTATTATTGGATGATACTTGTCTGGTATTTCTTCATATAACTTGTCATAATGGAAATCATGGTCTTTTTTCATGTCCTCGACCATCATAAGCATCATCTTGAACAATGAAGATATCTCATCATTAGACCTAGTTTTCAAATTATTTTTAGCATTCATCCTTTATCCTGCTTAATTATAAGAAAAAAAGTGTAAATATCAACATGGCGGGATTTTTATCAACAAATATGGAGTCTTCAATCAATGGATTGTATGACACACTTCATACAACTTTTGCTCAAACTATTACTGTATACAAGAATAGTAAAAGAACAGTTGTAGCATCTACACCTAGATACAACTCAATCTATGGGCGTACAAACGCAGGTTCCACAAACAGTGTGGAATATACCACTGAATCTCAAACGTTTGAGGCTAGGGTTTATTATATAGATATGGATGAAGAATATCTATCAAACGAAGGTAATCAAGAAGGAACACAAAACAAAATAATTTTACCACAAGGCTCTGTTAAGATTGTAGTTAAAAGTGATGCATATGATTATCTTGAGGAATCGAGAAGAATCGAATTTGATGGTAAAAGATTCGCGATCAAAAGCGATGGCTCTCCTCGCGGTTTAACTACGAACAAGTTTTTCACTTTCCTACTTACTCCAACTGACGAATAATGACTAGGTTACCATCAGACGTAATAAAGGCCATAGAAAGACAGGCTCCAAAACTACTTAAAAAACCTTTTAATAAAGAATTCAAAAAAAAATTTGAGGATTTAAAAGCTAAAATGATTAAGGAGTTCCTTTCTCACCCCGTAACTATGGAGATAAAATCTGGGCCTTCAGCAACTAATATGAGTGGGACATTGAATGGAGTCACTAATCTTTTTGCTTTTATTGGCTTCGATCAAGGTGACCAGCCTATACAGCCAATACTACAAATTTTAGAAGGAATTAATTATACTTATGTAAGTGAAGCTAAAATAGGGGTAACTTACACAGTGAACATACCTGAAGCAAAAGAAATATTTGCAGTAACCCCTTTACCATATGTCGGCGGAAGAAGCTGGGCTAAAGGAATTGAAACGGGTATTTCTGGTTTGGGTTATTTACTTAGAAAAAACAGTGGAAGATCTGGAGCCGCGATACAATCGAGAAATCAAGTTAGGACAGGACGCTTTCAAAACACACCATATATCTCAGCATTGATCAATAAATACAAAAAAGAATTCAAACAACTGAAATGAAAGAACAATTCGCCCATAAGATAACCAACTCTTTTATGCTTTGGTTCGATAACTTTCTTCTGACTAAAGGGGAAGCTTTTTCCAACAAGACAGGAAGATTGTATAATACAGATGATCCATTCATAGATAGTAGCTTTGAGGCTTTTTCTAGCCCATATAAACAGTTTGTAAATGACTCTTCTATAAGTGGAGCTATCCTACCTACAGGTATACCGGGTGATTCACATTATATTGATTATGACAATGGACGCATTGTAGAAACAGGTAGCAACTACACATCAGACTCGGTAATTACAGGAACTTTCGCAGTTAAAGATTTCAATGTCTACTTCTCTAATGAATCAGAAGAAGATTTGATTGTGGAGCAAAAATTCATGGTTAATTCTAGAGTTCCTAATTCTGTAACTTCTGGTATCGCTCCGTATGATCAGGTTGTTCCCGCAATATTTCTTTCTACAGCTAGTATCTTAAACGAACCTTTAGCTTTTGGTGGGGAAGAAACCACCACAGTTCGCGCAAATGCAGTCATCTTAGCGGAAGACAGCTATCAGTTAGATGGAGTTCTTTCCATCTTCGCTGATTCACATAACGAAATTTTCTACCCTATTCCAATGACAGGTCATCCTGTAGATGAATATGGTGACCTTAAAGGTGGGACTTATAATTATAATACATTAAAAAGTCAATACAGTAATCAAAAACCATTCTTAATTGAAACTGCAACCACCTCAAAACTAACAGACAAAGCAAGGAAGTCATTAGCCAACGATTTATATGTCGGATTCATCGATTTCGATATTAAAATCAACAGGTTTAGATTTTCTTAATTTCATATTATAGCAAAAAAATTGTAAACATTAAAAAATAACTTATTATGGCCAGAAACAGAGTAATCTATCAATCAGAAGCCCTTTTCGTCAGTAATGACGCAATGTCAACAGGGGTAACAGGACACAAACAACTGGAGAGAATCCAAAGTGCCAACTACGGCTTTAACATCTCCCGCGAAGATGTGTATTGCTACGGCAAATTAGGAAAAATTGGCTCAATGGTTCTTGAAGCACCAACAGTATCATTTGATACCTCTTACTTGGTGACGGATGGATTTAACGAGAGGGCTTTAGGTTTCTATGTGGGAACAGGGACGGGAGACAATTCGTCGGACCCAGTTGGAGATGACCCTTACATCGAAAAATCTTTTATCTCTGGACATATCTCTGAGCTTTCGGGTAAAAATATTTACATAGCAACTGTACCAGAAGGCAAAGATGCCACCATACAAATCACTGGTTCGTTAGATAATGCTGCTACACCCAAGCAAAGTGTCATTGGGATTGGAAACGCATTCCTTACTGATTACACTCTAGACTTGTCAGTTGGATCACTGCCAACAGTTTCAGCCACTTTTGAAGCAGCTAATATTCGCTCCACCGATGACGTAAGCGGGATGCTTACTCCAGCAGTTACAATTACGGGCGGAAATCAAGCTCGCGAAAATGACGAACCCATCGTTCTTCCTAGCGGTAATACAGGACAATCCGCTCTGATCGCTCTTCGACCCGGCGATATTTCAGTAAGTATCGCAAGCGCACAAGGCGATGTAATAGTTGATATTGATGAGAGTGACAATGAGTCTGCACATATCCAAAGCGCATCTTTGTCTATCCCTCTTTCCAGATCACCTCTAGAAAAATTAGGAACAAAATTTGCATACGCTAGAGTGGTCGATTTCCCAATTCAAGCAACTCTCTCGATTAGTGCAATTGTTAATGAATTGACAGCTAAGAACTTAGCTACTGTTATTGATCAGACAGCTACTCACACTCTTGATTTGTCACTTAAGGACACACAAGGCGACACAACAACTCAAGCTATGCATTATAGAATTAAAGGAGCTGAATTAGTTAGTGAATCATTCTCTTCATCTATAGGCTCTAACAAATCTGTAGACCTTACATTCACCACTAGTATTGGAGGGGTTAATGATACGGAGAATGGAGTTTTTGTTAGCGGTGCTAATAAATCAGGAGCATTTGAAGCTTAATAAGGATCACTTTTAAAAAAAACAATGACACAAATTAATTTTAATGTGTATTTATAAGTAATATTATGGCCAGAAATAGAGTAATTTACCAATCGGAAGCCCTTTACGTTAGTAAAGAGGCAACTTCAGTTGATGTTGGGGATCATGAACAATTAGAACGTGTCCAGAGCGCCAACTACAATTTTAACATTAGTCGTCAAGACGTAAACCAATTCGGACAACTTGGAAAAATTGGCTCAATGGTTCTTGAAGCACCTACTGTATCTGTGGATACTTCGTATCTTGTGACAGACGGGTTTAACGAAAGGGCATTAGGATTCCATGTTTTAACAGGAGATATTGCTGGGACCAGCAAATCAGGATCATTCATTTCAGGCTTTCTTGGAGAAGGCTCTGGAAGGAATCTTTACATCGCTACGGTTCCTGAAGGTATTGACGCAACGGGAGTAGATGCTTCGGGAGCTGGAAACTGTGATTTTATCGGCTTAGGCAACGTTTACTTAAGCGATTACACTTTAGACCTTTCTGTGGGTTCTTTACCAAGTGTTTCTGTGAGTTTTGAAGCTGCCAACATAGCTTCTTCAGCAGGTGAAGCTGCTGTTAATCCAGCAGTTAACCAAGCTGATGGTTCAGCTATCACCACAGCAAGTTCGCCAGATTTCCCACCCGCGATACAAGGTGTGTCTGACGAAGTGGCTCTACGTCCGGGAGACATCGAGATTAGTATCGCGAACATTACAGGGGGTCTTGCTAATATTGGTGGCGGGACTACTGGAGCGCACATTCAAAGCGCTTCACTGTCAATCCCTCTTTCAAGATCTCCTATCGAGAGGCTCGGAACAAAGTTTGCATACGCACGACCTGTTGAATTCCCAGTCCAAGCAACTCTCTCAGTTAATGCTATTGTTAATGAGATGACTGTAACAAACCTTGCGAATGAAATCAATGACGAAGGTTCATACGAACTTAGTTTAACTCTCAAAGCAGAAGATGGAGATCCTGCTATGGTTTACACCATTAAAGGAGCGCAGCTTGTGAGTGAATCTTTCTCTTCTTCGATTGGATCGAATAAGAGTGTTGATTTGACATTCACAACCTCTGTTGGTGGTCCCAGCGACTTAGAGAATGGAGTGTTTGTAAGTGGAGCTAACTCAACTAAAACCTTCGAAGCATAAAACCTCACAAAAACCTATAACGAAAAACCCCACCATAAGGTGGGGTTTTTTTTATTTATTTTATTTATGTGGTTTAATAAAGTTGACCAGTAAAAACTATGCCATCTACGCCACCAACTTGCTGGGGTTTTGCTTCGTATATGTTGTATTTAGCTACTAAGCTGTCTAG